GTAGATAAGTCTAATAACTACTTAGCAGAGCAATGTCAAATAGCCAATAAGCAAAATGTAGATGTAGCTGTACAAATACATTTTAACGCTGACCATACGACATTAAATGTCATGGGTACAGAGACGATATATAAAACTAATAATGGTAAGGTATATGCCGAAAGAGTCAACGAGAAACTAGCAACAATATTTAAAAATAGAGGCGCAAAATCGGACGCAAGAGGTCTTTACTGGCTTAGTCATACAAAAGCTCCAGCGATATTAATAGAAGTGTGTTTCGTAGATAGTAAAGCAGATACAGACTATTATATTAGACATAAAGACATAGTCGCTAAGTTAATAGCAGAAGGTATTTTAAATAAGACAATAGATAATAAAGAAAATAGTGAGGATAAGAAAATGTATAAACATACAATCGTTTATGATGGAGAAGTTGACAAAATCCCCGCAACTGTAGTTGGCTGGGGCTATAATGATGGTAAAATATTAATATGTGATATAAAAGATTATGTACCAGGTCAGACACAAAATCTTTATGTTGTTGGGGGTGGAGCATGTGAAAAGATTGGTTCTATGACTAAAGAAAAATTTACTATGATAAAGGGTAATGATAGGTTTGATACACTTTACAAGGCACTAGATTTTATTGATAGATAGATTAGAAGGTAGCAACTAGAGTTAGTTGTTACCTTCTTTTTTTTATGTCTACTTTTCTTTCTTCTTCCAAACAACTTCGTATCCTATCAGATTAGCAATAGTCAAGATTTCACTATACTTCATAGTCTCATTATTTATTTTTTGTCTTAAATTCTCTACTGTATTATTCTTATTATTATATTCATTCATTAAATTATTTAACTCATTCATGCTGATATTTTCTTTCACAAGAATACTTTTGATTTCATTTTTCCATGTCATTTTTTCACACCTCTCTTATTTATATAATAACATAAAAAAATTAAAAGTAAAAGAATAATCTATGTTAATCAAAGTTATATTTTTGGAAATCAAAGAAAAAACTTTGAAAAAGTGTTGACTTAGATATTCATATAGATTATAATATAATTAACAAATAAAACAAGGGGGTAAGCAAAGAATGAAAACTTTATTTAAAGAAGCACATAAAATAGCAAGAGAAATTAAAGAAAAATATAATGATGTAGATTATAAAGTACAATTTAGTCTTTGCTTATCCTTCTTAAATAAAAAGGGGGATATAAAAATGAAAGAATTAAAAGGGTCAGAAAAACAAATTATTTGGGCTAATGATATAAGAACAGACATTTTAAATTTAACTAACGAACTAGAAAAAAGTAAAATAGAAAGAATAAAAAATGAAGACTACAAAATCAAAGATATGAGTATAGAAGAAATGACAGAAAGATGTAAAAGAAAATTTGAAAGAATAAGAGAAGCAATAAGCAACATAGAGGATGCTAAGTTCTTTATAGATAATTTTAGAAATGTTTTAAAATATAATTCTTTAAATCAAAAAGCGTTTCAAATAAACCAGATTTTTCGAGAGTCTCAATTTACAGAAGAAATTGGAAATTTAAAATTTTTAAAAGGAGAAACTCAAGCGTCTCATAAACTTAGAAAAGTTGAAGGTAGTATAAGCTATGAAGAAGCTAAAAAAATAGCTAAAGAAATAAATTTTAATGATAATTGGTCTAATGAAATAAAAGAAAATGTACTTGAAATAGTTGAAATATTTGACGACGCAGTAAAACAAGCTACTAGCACAGAATATATAGAGAAAGCTAAAAAATACATAATAGAAACATTAATACAAAAAAATGCACAATTTTATAAAAATGGATTTGCAGACATTAAAAAGAAGCAGATTGAAAACTATAGAAAAATAGAAAGTGCTGAAAGAAAAATAGAAATTGCATACCAAATATTTAGAGATGGTGTAGAGTGTTAAAAATTTTGGATTGGTACAAATATAGTTCACCGTCGAATGCTATAATTTTAATATATAAAATAAATGGAGGATTGAAGTATGAATATAGATTTTAGTACAATATTAAATTTAAAAGTTAATAAAGAGAATGTTGAAATGATAGAAAAAGAGATTAATAAAATCAACAATGATATATTTGATATAAGTCTTAAAGATTGTGCAAACAGTCACGTGGGAATCGTTAAAGAAACAGTTGGAAAAAGTTTAAACATTGAAACGTGGGGGCATGGTGAAATTAACAGTAGCATAGGAATAAGATTGAGATTTAATTTTTATTATTCAAAAGGCGACAAAGTAGACATAGAAAATATAGAAAACATTTTAATATATGTAAATAGCTTATGCAGCAAAAATGTAGAAAGTGACCTTATAGCTAGTGTAAGACCTGGATTTTATAAATTAGAAGAGAAATATTCTACACGCGTTGAAAAATGCGAAATTAGACACGAATTTACAGGCATAAACAAACAAGAAATTAAAGAATTTTTAGAGTATCTTACAGAAATTGAAAAGAGCGAAAGAACTGTTATGTATAAAAACAACTAAAAAATGGAGGATATAAAAAATGAATAAACAAAAAGCTAGAAGATTTTTAAGAGTTATAGATATGAATATAGATAAAATAGAGGAAGAAGCTATAAAAGCTTTTAAAGAAAGTTGTTTAATCAAAGAGACTAATAATATAAAAATTTATATCGATATACAAGGAAAAGTTGAAGCGATAGCAGTTCAAACTTGGGCTAAACTTTTAGGTGATGACAAAGAAATTAATATTTTCACATTAAATCAAGCGCCAACTCATTTAAACGATATGCTTGGAGAAATTTGTTACGTAAACGATTATGAAGAATTTGAAAATTGGTGTGAAAATGAGTGGGAAAATTTGGATTGGGATAGTTATAAAAAATTCAATAAAGAAAATTTCGAAGAAATTGCTGAAAGAAATATAGACGATAGCACATCAGTTTTTTTAGAAGAATTACAAAAAGGCATTGAAAGTTGTAAACAAGAATTGCAAAATGTAATTGAAAATTAAGTAGAAGAGTATTATTATTAATGTATATAGTATCGCTTTTAAGATTAACTACGAGGGATTTAAAATATTTTTTAATTTATTTAGAAATAATATTGTAATAAGAATTTTAAGATTAACTATGAGGGATTTAAATGTCAATTTAATTTATATAGAAATAATATAATATCCAATTTTAGATTAACTATGCGGAAATAAAAACAGTGTATTCAATAAATACACTGTTTTTTAATGTTTAGTTATTATGATAACTTAATCCTTCGATTATAAATCCTACATTCGTTGTCATCTCTAATTCGTTACTTAACATTATTCCTTGTGTAAATTCATTGTCAGCTGGCAATGTTACTCTTTTTCTAGCAATTGCTTCTATAATTGTTTGAAATAGTTTAATTTTCATATCATTATCATGTCCAGCGAATCGTAGATAATTCGTTACTTCTTGCGAAAACTTATTCAACTCCGATTTAGTCATTTTTTCAGATAACTCTTTTCCAATTTGCAGATAAACGTTCATCTTTTCCAACCCCTTTTTAGATTATAGTTAAAACATATTATTTAAACAATATTAATATATTGTAATAATAATATTAAAATATTACTTAAATATTATATATACAATATTTAAGTAATATCTAAACAATATAAATATAATATTATTTACTTTTTCTTAGTCTTATTTCTTCTATTTCTCTCATTGTATATATTTAAATTCTCTTCTTTTATAGTGACATCAGATAAAATTTGAGTTAGTATATCACTTAATAATTTACTAACGTCGCTGTTCATATCAATAGAAAAAGATTTTAATTTGTTTACAAGCTCCTCATCAAGCGTTGCACTCATAGTCACTTTTTTACTTTTCTTATTAACTAGATTATATATGTTTAATGTCTTATTGTCTGTAGTTGTAGAATCATTTTGTACGATTGTTCCATTTTTCAAAATCGGTTTTTCTTTATCAACTAAAAGGTCTCTGTTGAAACTTGGCATCTATAACACTCCTTTTCTTTTCAATTCTTCTAACATATTAGTAAATTCCTGTCTGCTGAAATGCTCTTTAGTTATTTTTGTATAATCTGTTAGAGATAGTTTTTTTAATAGTGCCTTCTCTATAAACTCATTTTTTCTAATGTATGTATCTAACATAATATCTCTCATATCGTTAAACCCTTCCAGATAAGAATCGAAAGTATCGCTAATTTGAGTTTTCTTCTTCTCAAATCCAACTAAAATAGTACTTTTTATATTATCCTCCTTATCAAAATAGGTTCTATCAACATCCCAGAGTTGTTTAAATAATTCTGCTCCTCTTAAAGAAGAAATGTTTTTATCTTGAATTGGAATAATTATACTATCTGCTAAGAAAAGCACATTTTTAGCTGTCAAATCGTAGCGTGGAGATAAATCACAGATAATATAATCATACTCACTCAAAGTATTAAAGTTTTGCATGTACCAGCGAGCTAAAAATTTTTCTCTGGCTGGTAAAGGTGATAGCTCTTGTTCAAATCTAGCCATTTGTATGTCAGAAGGAATTAAGTCTACATTAATGTAATTTTCATTAGGTGACTTGACTATTGCATCATTAGCACTAATCCCTTTTAAAATATCTAATGTAGTATTATCATTATGATTTATTTCATAAACATATTGTGTTAGATTTGCTTGCACATCTAAGTCCCATAAGAGTATTTTTTTATCTTTATCTTTCGCAAGTTCATACGCTGTCATTATAGACGTTGTTGTCTTATAGATACCTCCTTTTATGTTAAAGTACGTAAGTAGCTTTGTATTAGCCATTTTCTCCACCTCATTATTATATTTATAATATTATAATAATATTGTAGTATTGTTTTTATAATATTGCAACAATATATTAATATTGTTAATTACAATATTCAAATAATATAAATACAATATTTACATATTGCTTTTACAATACCAATATATTATATTAAAAATACTAAAATATTGTATATACAATACTAAAATAATATTTTTATAATATTACAGTAATATTTTTATATTATAGTAAAATTTAAAAAAAAGAAGGCTAAGAAAAAAAGCAACCTTCTTTTATAGAAAAAGTCATTCATTCTTAGCCTTTTCAATTATTATCCTGTCGCCCTCGAATGTTGCCGTAACATTAGGGTTTTCTCTTGTTATGCCCATTTCATCAGCCCATTTTTTAGGAACACTCATTCTAGGAGTAAACGACCCACTCCCACCTTTGTGAAAGTTAAACTTTAAATCTCTTTTTTCTTTTTCCATTCATTAGCTCCTTTTTTGCTGTATTACAAAGAAAAGCAATAATACAACACTAAAAACTAAACCGAGCATGTTGCTTGTACTAGAGTTTAATACTATAGATACTATATTTAAGACTATAGTTATCAAAACTAAAACAATGCAAATCTTATAAAATTTATCACTCATGTTTTTTTAGAAATGTGTTATAATATTAGAAAGAAGTCACCTAGAGAGAAGGGCTATTCCCTCTAGGCTTATCCTTACAGTTCTTTCAAAATTCTTAGAACTGCGAGGATTATGTTAAGTAATAATAGGATGAAGGAGAAAACTTTTTTAACTATGTTAAATTTGTTTTCTCTTTTCTTTTTACTTCTTTCTAATCTCCCCATTCCCGTTCCTCCTTTCTTTTATTTTTTTGCTTTCTCACCTCCTTCTCTATAAATATATTATACCATGACGGGTCGTCAAAAACAATAGTTTTCTCCTATTTTTTAAACAAATTTTGGTAAAAAGTAAAGATTTTAGTATATTAGAAATGATGTAAAATTGTATCTTTTTTTAAAAAATGTGATATAATAAAAGCAAGGAAATAATGATTTACTTTACACAAGAGTAGCTATTTCCAATGTTTTGAAAAATAACTTATTTTCTTAAACCACTCTTATTGGCGTTTGAGTGGTTTTTTAATTTTATCGTTCTTAAAATAAACTTTGATAAAAATAAAAAAAATAGAATACTGAAAATGATGTAAAGTTGTATCTTTTAAAGAAAATGTGATATAATAAAAGCAAGAGAACTGTATTCTAGTCATAAGAGTAGAGTTTTAGTCTAAAATAAAAAATTATTTAAACTTTTTGAATTTGATTCTCAAATCAAATTCCCAACCACTCTTTTGCGCAGAGTGGTTTTTTACTTGTCTAAATAATTTGCTAATTATATAGAATATTAAACTAGCTATAACACCAGCTAATACATTAAGTAAAAAATTATCCATACTTCATCACCTCCCTTTGTAGCGTTGGGAGGATAATCTTTTGTGTATAGACTCCACTCTTTTTTTAGAATATAGATTGCTTTCTCTTGCTAAAATTATTATAACATATATTTACATAAAAAAAGACTTAGTTTATATACTAAGTCTTTTAAAATGCAGTATTTTAGAAAATATATTTTTAAAATATAATTTATTTTCAAAAAGAGTATATTTTTTTATAATTTAAATGTGCTATAATTATAATCACAACGAACAGAAAACTTTTTTTTAATTGGTTTAAAAAAATCTACAAAAAAATAAACAAGGAACATGTACTTGCCGTCAAACAAACCATGTTCCTTACACCGGAGGTTAGACCTCTCTTAAGGATAATATATCCTTGTTTTTCTATACTTATATTTATATTATAAGACAAAGTGTAGAAAAACACAATGGTTTTAAGGTAATTTTAATAGTAAAATTATTACAAAAAATCAAAAAAAGAGCGTCAGCCTCCAGGTGGAAATTGGAGGGATAAAGATGAAGAATGTTAATAAAAATAATATAGATAAGATGTTTTTAGAAGAATGTAGCGCTGAAAGAGCAGAGCATGAAAAAGAAAATTATTCAAATTTCAATAGACATGAAACATATGAAATAAAAAAATATATAAACGAAAAAAAACTAGGAATTAAAACGGCTATAGCCAACGCGATAAATGGCGGGAAAACCCTGTTTATTGCACCGACAGGAGCAGGAAAAAGTTATAGCTTTATAAATACATTAAAAAAATTAAAAACAAAAGCGTTATTCATACTTCCAAATGCTTCAAATGTGGAGCAGGCAATGCACGAGTATGATATACCAGGAGCATATGACAAAATACCTGTTAGCGAAGCATTTAAAAATGGTAACTTAG